AGACTTGGGGCACGAATAGCTCTAAGTGGAATGCCGCAGAAGAATACTGTAAAGATAAGGGGTGGAAGTTTGTAATCATGACTGAGCGTGAGTTAGGTATTAGGTAGTCGTATAAATACAAGATAGAGTAGAATAAAGAGTAAAGTACATGGCTAAGATCAACGAAGACAGCGAATTCACCATACCATTAAAGAATCTACTATCATTGATTCTTGGCACGGGCATTGCTGTGTGGGCTTACTTTGGTATAGAAGAGAGAATTGCATTCCTTGAGAGAGCAGTAGAGATCAACTTCGAAGAGATCGAAGAAAATGATACGTGGATAGATGAGTTCAAACCACCAAAAGAAGTTCAAGATGCCATTGATCGAGTAAGAATACTAGAATTAGATACCATTAGACTAGAAACAAAACTTGAACGAATACTAGAGCGAGAATAGACTATGTACGAGTACAAATGTAAAATAGTAAGAGTAATAGACGGTGATACCGTTGATGTTGACATCGATCTAGGATTTGGTATCTGGTTGTATAAGGAACGTGTACGTATTATGGGCATTGATACACCAGAATCAAGAACTCGTGACAAAGTTGAGAAGAAGTTTGGCTTAGCTGCTAAAGCACGACTGAAGTCTCTACTGGGTAAGAATCCAGTATTGAAGACACAGATCAGTAAGAAAGGCGAAGATATGCGAGGCAAGTTTGGTCGTGTATTAGGAGACTTTGATGTATATTGTGCTAAGACAGATGCATGGCGCCCAGCTACAAAGATATTAGTTGAAGAAGGTCACGCTGTTCCTTACTTCGGTGGCTCTAAAGATGATGTTGATGCACAACATTTAGCCAACAGAGATCGATTAATCGCTGAAGGGATTGTGACACTGTAATGGCTGTACTATTTGATGAAATACTAACTCAGGGTGTTAGATCAGGAAAGATTCCTGCTCAGACAGCTAAGGCTCGTGACTGGTATCGTAAGACTGCTCAAGATTATGGTAAAGTTAGTGAGAAACAGCTCTTCGGAAAGAAGAGTGATAAAGACAGAATGGCTTCTCGTCCTATGATTGGTGGGATGTATATGTATGAGTACATGGCTAAGGGTAGAAAAACTCTTCCATATTACGATAGACTTCCTTTGATATTCCCATTTAAGATGGTAAAGGGTGGATTCTATGGACTCAATATGCACTATTTACCACTACCTCTACGTGCCAAATTAATGGATGCTCTATATGAGACAACTAACAACAAAGCATATGATGAGACGACAAAATTAAAAATTAATTATCAGATATTATCTAAAGCGGCTAAATTTGAACCGTTTAAACCTTGCGTGAAGAGATACCTAACATCACAAGTGCAAAGTAGATTTATGTATGTGTATCCGTCTGAGTGGGATATAGCACTCTTCTTGCCTACAGAGAGATTTGTCGGCGCATCCAAAGCAACTGTGTGGTCACAGTCTAAGAAAAAGATATAGGAAACAGTAATGCCATTTAACATAAGCGATTTTAACTCAAAACTAAGCGAGCATGGGGTAGCTAAGACTAACCTATTCTTTGCTAGAATAACTATGCCTAGATCATTGTTGAATGAATTGAATGAGATACCAATCACCCGTGATCTAGAGTTTTACTGTAAGACTGTGACTTTACCAGAGATGGATATACAAACAAGCGAAGTTCAGCCACAGGCATTTGGACCAATTGTTCGTAGACCACAGTCGATGAGCTTCCCCGTATTACCAGTATCATTTATGGTAGACTCTAACTTCGGTGTCATGAAGCTGTTTCATAGATGGGCGCAATCGATAGTCAATTACGATACGAGCGGTGGTCAGTTTGCAGGAGTAAATAATCAGTTGCCGTTTGAGATGGGATACAAGAGCGATTATTCTGCTACGATGCAGGTTGCCGTATACTCTCAGAACACCCAAGAGGTCGAGTATCTATACGAGTTCTCTGGACTATATCCTATCAACGTAGGCGGTATTGAAACGTCATGGGAAAGCACAGGCGATGTGATGACGTTACCAGTGGGATTCTCATACGATGAACTCAAAGTATCTGGCTCAACCAGAGGTAAAGTGTTATCTGACAGACCAGGCTCATTCACAGGTAATCTATTGGGCTGGTTCTCTAGTATTAACACAACTGTAAGCATGATACAGAGCATTAAACGTCCAACAGGCATACAAGATGCTTTAAACCAAGTAAGTAACATAAACAACATTATAGATTCGTTCTAAGTAATCATTATTATATTATAGGAGAAGTGCCATGAAATTGCCAAAGATTGATTTGCCTCTATTTGAGACAAAGTTGCCATCAACAGACGAGACTGTCAAGTATAGACCATTTACTGTAAAAGAAGAGAAGATTCTGTTGATAGCTCAAGAATCAAAAGATCCCAATCAAATGGTATTGGCAATGAGGCAAATTGCGACAAACTGTTGCCCGGGTTTAGATGTTGACTCCATAGCGATGTTCGATTTGGAGTATATTATGTTGCAAGTCAGAGCTAAGTCGGTCAATAATAAGATTGAATTTATTATCAGTGATCCAGAAACAGGCGGTCCTATTGAAATAGAGTTAGAGGTTGACGATATACACCTAGTCATACCAGAAGGACACACAAAAGAAATCCCAGTAAATGATGATATGTATCTAATGATGCGTTATCCTAGACTTGATGAAGTTTCGCTGTTTCTAAAAGTAGTGGAACATCCCACAGAATCGTTGTTTGATGTAATAGCTTCATGTATAGAATCTGTAGTAGCAGGAGATGAAGTTCAGAGCTTAAAAGATTTCTCTAAGGAAGAGATATCTGATTTCATAGAGTCATTTCCTGGTGCCACTGTTGACGCTCTTCAGCAATTCTTCGATACTATGCCCAAGCTGAGATTTCAGACTGATTATATTAATAGCGCAGGTGAGAGTAAAGAAATCGTACTAGAGGGCACAGACACTTTTTTTCTCTAATGTTGAGTCACACCAGCTTAGGGAATTACTATAAAACAGTCTTCTCGATGGCTCAACATCATAAATATAGTATAGCGGATATAGAAGATTTATTGCCATATGAAAGAGACTTATATGTGGATATGCTAGTCGATTTCATAGAAGATCAGAAAGCTCAACAAAAATAACGGAGTAATAATGTCAGAAGAAAAAGTATTTCACCCAGCCGATACTAACGGTGATGGTAATGTATCTAGTGAAGAAGAAGCAATGTACCTTGAATTTAAACGAAAAGAACTTGAAGATCAAGACGCTATGCGAGATGCGCAGAGAAACATGACCTGGTTTGCACTAGGTGGTTTGTTGCTCTATCCCTTCGCTGTTGTTCTAGCCTCTCTAGCAGGTTTGGATCAAGCTCAAGCTACATTAGGCGATATGGCACCAACATACTTTGTTGCTGTTGCTGGTATCGTTGCGGCGTTCTTTACATCACAAGCAATAAGTTCTAAAAAGAAATAGGTGTAAGTTATGGCCAAAAAACGAAAGCAGCCTAAGCAGAAGCCTGAGCAAAAAGACGCACTCTTAGACAATAATCCTAGGTTTGAGTCTATGTTTGGGTCCCTGGTTAAATCGTTTAACGAGAATCTAGAGTTCATCAGAGCAGAAAGCAAAGAAGATAAGGCGGCCAGACAAGCCAAAGAGAGAGAAGATAGAGCTGATTCTGTGAGCGGAGAAGATTCCAAGGATGATACGGGCGATAGTCTCAGGTCTAAAATGGGTAACGCAGTAAAAGGCGTCAAAGATGGTGCTAGTAAAGGCCTAGGTATGATGAAAAGTATAGGCAGTTTCTTGCTGAAGGGCATGGGAATAGCATTGATTACGCCTATGATCATCAAGTTTATCAGTGGATTTGTCGATGGCGCTCTCACAGCAGTCTTTGGTGAAGAAGCCGCAGATAAATATGGCGGCATGATTAAAGTTGGATCAATATTAGCTGTTATTGGCGGTTTATTATTCGGGCCAATGGCGATTCTTCCATTGTTTTTCGCAGGAATTATGGGATATCTGGGTAAGAAATTAGTAGATGGTTTAGACGGTGAGGGTTTAGCTAGACTTGGCATAGATAAAGGAACTCTTGGCGGTGTAGTAGCCGCTGTTGGGGCTGCCTTAGGACTCTTTGTGCCGTCTCTACTCAAGAAAGCTATCATTGGTACGGGAAAATTAGCACTCAAGATGGTCAAGGGTGGTGGCTCTCTGGCTGCTAAAGCAATTAAGTCGGTCGGCGGTGCTGCCGTGACAGCATTGAAGAAGCCCAAAACCGTGAAAGCAGTTAAACCCGCCGGTAGTACTAAAGCTCCTAAAGCTGCTAAAGTTCCTAAAGGCAAATTGCCTAGCGGTGGTAATGTGGGCGCTGCTGGAAAGGTTAGTAAAGCAGTAAGTAGTAAGTTAGTTAGTGCTAAAGGAATAGCAAATGCGATGAAGCTCGAAGGCAGAATGGGCCAAGTTGCGAAGTATGCGAAGTTCTTTAAGTTTGCTGGGCCTGCAATGGCTATAGTACCCGCCCTAATAGATCCCCTAATGGCTATCTATAGAGGTGAGGATAAAAAAGAAATCACTAAGCAAACCGTAGGAGCATTAGGAACTATTGGTGGGGCAGCACTGGGTGGTCTTGCAGGCACTGCACTAGGAACAGGAATATTCCCAGGCGTTGGATCGGCAATTGGTGGATTTGTCGGCTTGGGACTGGGCGCTTTCATGGGAGAATCGTTAACAGAATCAATTGCTGAGGCAGTTTTATCTGGTAGCGATATCTCGGAAGATGATGCTAAGAAGCTGAATAGTGGCACAAAAAGGCGCAGTGGTAGAGGCGGCTCTAAAGGTGTCAATACGAGAGTGGAAGCTGCGAGCAGTTCAGTGACTCCACCTACTCCAGTCGGCGACAGTGGGGCAGCCTCAATCGCAAGCGATGATTTGGTGGATAGTGAGCCAGTAGAAAAGCCTATTAAGACTGGCGGAAGAAGCGGCAGAAGAAATGCATCTAAAGTTGATGCTATGCAAGAAGGCACACAAGCTGTATTGGCAAACACTAATAACGTGAATGTTGCTAAAGGTGGAGATACTATGAACAACACCAGTGTCGGTGGTAATAGCACCACATATAACATCATAAATGGTGGTGGTAACTCGTTGGCAAATGGTGGACATTTACCAGTTCTAATGGGCTAATCGTCTTTCTTCTTGAATTAAAAAAGGGGAGACTTCAGCTTGTGGCATCCATCTCCCCATAAACTCGTTATATTGAGTTTTGACCCCTCTAGTCTTCAGCTAGACTCTTGAAAAAATCAAGAGAGTCGTCCGTTGACTCTTGAGCGGCGGGTGAAGCTTCAGCAGTAGTAGCTTCTGGAGCTGAACGCTCTTTAAAGCTAGGCTGAAAGTCCATCCCTACATTGCTGTCCTCAGCGGTTTGAGCGGGTGCGTGTGAACCGCCATTAAGTCCTAGAACCTTATTCAATTTAGCTTTCAGTTCATTGTAAGACTTAAAGTTTTTAGGATCAACAATATCTGCTAGGGAGTGCTGTTTCTTCCATGTTGCTTCCATGTCGTCATCTGATAATGCAGTACCACTTGAGTCAGATACAGGAGCAGGGGAAGAGAACTCAGACTTGTCGTAGTTGCGATAGCCTTCTACTTGACGAATCTTAAGTTTAAAGTCAGCGCCTTCCCAAAAGTCGAATGGGTTGATTGGATCTTCATCAGCGAACTGAGGATTCATAGCATCGTTCAGTTTGTCGAAGATTTTCTTACCAAATTTATATAGAAAAACTTGACCTTCATTTGAAGGATTTGATGGGTCAGATACTACGAGTACGTTAGCGACATAGCTCAATCGACGCTTCTGCTTACGTGCAGTCTCTTTGTCTTCATCGTGACCAGAGTTCCATAGCTTAGAGTTATATTCAGAAACTGGATCTTCTTGACCGATAGTTGTTAAAGAGTTCTCGATGTACCAACCACCTGGGCCTTGAAATCCATGATCCCAATAGCGAACGAAAGGCATATCTTCGCCTTCTGGAGCAGGTAAAAAGCGCAAGACAGCATAGCCGTTACCAGCTTTGTCAACTGAAGCTTTCCAATGGTTTTCGTTTCCGTATGATTTTTTCTTACCGTCCATAGAGGACAACTGAGAGTTCAACTTATCGAATGATGAGCTACGATTTTTCTTTAATGATGCGAATGACATAATTTCTTTCCTGTATTGGTTGTGCTAGTATTAGCGATTTATTACGAATGTGTACTTCTTTTCGTCTTGCGTGTATTATACGTTATATACGATGTATTGTCAAGTCTTTCTGACATTTTTATTTATACTTTTCTACGATTAACTTTTTCATCTTATCCCGATCATATGACATAAATGGTGCATAGTTCTTAGCCAGTTTACATATCTCAGGCCAGATGATAGTATCACGAATGCTCTTGTCCCAATATTTAAAGCAATTGGTTAGACCATCTAGTACGATCAAAGTCTCTAGCGATACGAGCTTTCTGTTGTACAAAGATAAGAGCTTTGGATATTCCCCATCTTCCACCAGAATGTTAGAGTTGAAATCATCTTCATTTAACTCGTCTAACTCGTTCTTAAACACATACGTTAGAGACTGTTGACGCTTTGCCCAGTCAGCATAAACTTCTTCAGCTTCTGGACTATCTACTAATGACCCTGCCCATGCGTTAGGCTTCTTTAGTAGATTCGCTAGTATGAATTCCTTGTAATCTTTTCGCTTTGATAGCTTGAAGAAAAAGAACTTGTCTTTACGATTTTCAAACGCATCGACTCTAGCGTTAACCTTACCATTATACTTCACAAAATCATAATTGGACGTGAAATGTCGCTTCAAGGCTAGATAATATATGTAGCAATCAAACGCATCTCTTGTCGAATATATCGATTTTGTCAAACGGGTAACCTCGCAAGCCTTTCTACCATATTCAAGTCCTCTGCTTCACGATAAATCCTAGCCTTAAGAAGAGGTGATTTGCGAACTATCTCACCAACAACCTCTATCTCAAGTTCATTCTTTAACGCATACTCAACAACTGCATCAATGTAAGGCACACCAGCTTCGATGTGTTTAGATATCTCCTTCATAATGATCTCGGAGTTCAAACGATTAAGAATCTTGAGGTCACCCTTTTTATCACCCATTAAGAACCTTAATCCCTGTCGCCCAATTCTCGGCAGCATCTTCAACCCATTGTAATGACTTACCAATATGCTTCTCCGAAGCAATCATACTACCTCTTGGATCATAGTACTCGATCAACCAACCGCCGTCAGTCTCATAGATCAGTGCTTGAGCTTTACCGTCTTCCTGCAACTTAAATGTAGTGCTAACTAATTTAGACATTGTTGTCTCCTAGCTAATAGTTTCGATTAATGCTTCTATGTCTTCGATCTCAGAGATCAACTCAGATACGTTTTCTTTATGAAAGATTTTAGCCATCTTAGAGAGGTACTTCTTGGGAATTCCAACATCTTCAGACAAAGACTCAACAGCGTCTTTAATGAAATCACGCTCGGCATCGATACGAGTGAATGATGCACTAATTTCGTTCATAGCGCCTTTGATACGTTGTACATCTTTATCGGATGATGGGATGATGATTGAATTTGTCATTATATAGTCCTATATCAATTAGTGAAGAAAGGTGGTTCGTTTAGAGAATCCATCTCAAGGTGAACCAAGCCTCCTCCTTTTATACTACAGTAGCTTTAACATCCTGTCCAGGTGATACCATACCTCAATTCCATTTCAAAAAATGCCCCTTAGTTCTGTTGCTAGGATGAGGCTGATCCCCGGTTGACTATGCCGCTAGGGCGTAGTTACCATGTGCAAAATTATTATCGTTTGCGATTATTTTATTAGCTTCTTTAGTCGGGAACTCCCAACCCTTACAGTCTTTAGCATTGACTGATTCTCCACATAACCTCAACCGTCTGTCGAATCTGCGTCAGCCCCATCATAAAAACACTAAACAATGCTCTTATGGTGGAGCTGTCGGGTGCTGCCCCCGAGTCCAAACAAATCTACTTTATGCTTCTACGAATGTTGTTGCAAGTAGCTATTATAACAGTATTCTAGCTAGTTGTCAAGTGTTTACTTAATTGTTTTGCCTGGTGAACCAATCATTACTTTAAATATATAACTGTCACCTAATTCTCGAAAGTAACCATATGGCATAAGTTCTGGATATTTCTCTAAAGTCTTGACTGCATCAGATGGTAAATCACGACTAACATTCTTCTGGTAGTCCTTTATAGTCATTACACTGTCTGGGGCAGCAAGTTTCGCTACTGCGTCTGCTCTTTGAATATACGGCTCAAGTACTGACCAAGGCACTAGTTTCATCAATGCGCCCAATGCTGCCTTACTCTTCTCTCCGTATGATCGAGTGATATCTTTTGCTAGTATCGTCTTAAGATGCTTTCTAGCGTAGTCAGAGCCAGTACTACCCATTGCTACAGACTTACGACCACCTTTGTCTTTATACAGTATCACTGCTTCTACAGTGCCTTTATTGACAACCATCTTCCACATAGGAATCTTCTTTATCATGGCGTCTACACTTTCAAAGCCGCTACTCTTGAGTCCACCTATAGAGGCATACGACTTTTGAAGCAGATCAAAGACTTGCTTACCGTACTGTGTCTTTAACTCTACGTCTCTATCACCAACAGCATTAATGAACCGCTCGTTTATAAAGCTTTTAAATTTCTTCGTTTCCATAGTTCAATCCTGACAATTCTACTAAATATTCGATGTCTTCGAGGCGATCTTCTAAGCTCTCGTAACGGTGTGAACCGCCCTCAGTGACAATTACTTTGTAGTATTTAGTTAAATAGTCTTCGCTGTCTTTGTAGTTGAAAAGGGCATCATCTTTCTCTAGCAGTACTAGACCCCAAGCATTCGTAGCGATAGGAA